GGGAGAGGTGGCGGGCTCAGTCACTGCGCACCTTCACCGTATATGGCCTTGCCCTCGCTGTCCCACCATCCCAGGAACTGGCTGCACGCGTTCTCCGCAGCAGCGTCGTTCATCAGCCACCAAGCGCCGAAACTCTTGCCTGTTATGTCCTGTGCGGTGATGACCAGCACCAGGGTGCCGCCTCGATCTTCTTCACGCTGGCAAGCATCAGCCAGGAGCGGCAATGTCCATCGGGCTCGAACGTCGCGGATGGCCTGGAGTACGATCCTTCGAGTCTCGGGGCTGGTCAGCAGCCTAGAGACCGCCGGCGCGGCCTGTGGCCCGGCAGCCACGAGTTGTTTGGCTATGTCGACGGGAACTCCACCGTAGGAGACCGAGCCCAAGGAACTTGCAGCGTTGAGGTCCAGGCAAGTTCGATGGATTTCTTGTTCCCAATAACGGATCTTGAGCGGAGTCCACAGCCATATACCCAGCCCCACCACAGCTGCCACCAAGCCTATAGCGATGTAGAATCCGGCCAGGCTCCGCCCGTGCTTGGCTGGCTGGCTGACCGGTTCGTTCACTTCGGTGGCTCCTCGCCCCTGATCTTCTTCAGCGCCTCGGCGGCGGCGGAACTGACGGCTCTCTCCTCGTCCATCAGCATGGCCTCCACTGCCGGCCGGGCCCGGGGGTCGCCGCTGTCGGCCAGCGCCTCGATGGCCGCGCAGCGAGCGGCTATGCTCTCGGCCTCAAGCGCTCTGACCAGGCAGGGAACGGCAGCCCTGGGGATGCTGGGCACAGGCCGGACCCGTAGTAACGCCACGAGGCCCTCACCGACGTCCCAGCGCAGCACCTCATCGCCGATCTCCTGGTCAGACGTTACCCGGAGCAGTCCAGCGAGAGTCCGGGTGTATAGTTCCGGGTCAAGCCAGGGATGCTGCCCGTCAGGATGGCGGGTACGCAGGTCGCCAAGCCCCCAGCAGGAGACGGCCCTGAGTATCTCGGCATCCCGGCTCTCAAGGAGCCTGGGTACGACGAGGGCGCCGGGACGCCCACAGGCGAAGAGCAGAAACGCGGCCTCGTCGGCTTCGTCAGTCGGCACACAGATGATGGGCTTGTGCCGCCAACTCTTGGGCATCCGCAGATAGAGCGCCAAGCGCCTGGCGGCCCTCTCTTGGCCGCCCAGGCGTTCTACGGCCGTCGACTCGTCAATCCCCTGGGTCGCGTAGGCGGTCACAATCGTCTTGGTCTGCCACACCGGCACCACCACCGCGCCGACGAACCATGCCAGGCTGAGGGCCAGGAGGATGGCCGCCGTCCACGCCGCCATCGGCCGCCAGGTGCGGAGGGGCGGGGTGGGATGGGCGGCAGACGAGGTCACTTCGCTTTGTCCCTATCTACGACCAGACGCGTGCGCGCCCAACTCCTGTCCTTCTCGGTCGTTTGCGGGTCCTCCCGGACGGCCTCGGCGATCCTGGTTGCCATCGACCTAGCCCGAGCTCTCTCGTCTTCCGGCCGCTCAGGATCGGAAGCCAGCCGGTCGAGCTTTTCGGCGGTTCCGCGGCCGTACCCGGCAATATTCGCGACCGCCATAAGTCGATACTTCTCGTCCACGTTCTTGGAAATCAGCAGTTCCACGTAGTGGTTGGTGCCGTGCTCAACATCAATGGCGTAGATGCTGTGGACGATATGCTGCCGCGACACAGACACAGGCGCGGTGCCGATGAGTTCTACGAGGATCGGAACCACCTTGGGGCTGGCCTTCTTCATGGCAATCTCGAACATGCCCATACTAGCTGGCGGACAGCCTGACGACCGGGCGTCGCTTTCGCAGCGCTGATAGACTCTCAATACCTCAGCCCTGGTTACCTCGCGAAGTTCCCAAGGGTTGGCCTTCTCGGCCTGGCCAGTCATACTCGCTGCGGCAGGCTCCTTGCCCGGCGCTTGGCCCACAAGGCCCAACAGCTCGTCGGCATTCTCAACCAGCCACCTCCTGCCGCGAAAACTAACGGGCTGGTGGAATGACCTAGTCTGGGGGTTAGCGTGAACGACCAGGAACTCTCCCTCGGTCGTTGTGGTTTCAAACACCAAACTGCACTTGAGGTCGGGCCCAACGTCGCCGGCAGGCGCTTCCAGCAGACACAGGCTAAAGGCCTTGATGGGCGTGATCGTCTTGGTAGATGGGCCGCCAGGGGATTCGAGGTCGCGAATCTTGATGTTGGTCAGGTCCACGGCCAGCCGCGCTCTTGCCGGAGGTTGACTCGACTTCTGAACGGGTTTGCCGCCATCGCCGCAGCCCGCCAGGACGGCGGCCGCCAGCAGGACCGGAAATGACCGTCTCACCGCCGATGCTCCCTTCAGTAGCAGCCCCGCCGTCCTTTATTCTCCCCGCCCCCGCGCCCGGCGCAAGGCCAGGGGTGGCCCACATCCCCGCCTCCTCGCCACTCAGTCGTTACGGCTGAGGCCTGTCGGGCTCGGCCTGGGCTTTGGCATTCTTTTCGAGGTGATCGAGCACCCACTCGGCGGCCCGGCGGACCTCTGCGTCCGGATCAGAGGCTTTGAGCCGCTCGATAGCCTGAACGGTTTGGGGAGGGACGTTCTCGGCGTAGCCAACGCCCTCCGTCGCAGCCCGCCGTACCCAGGGCGAAGGATCGGCCAGCAACTGCGCGAGAGCCCGGAGCACACCGGGATTGTCGGTCGTGCAGAAGGTATCTCCAACGGGCCACGCGGCGCTGGCGGCATACGCCCGAACCTTCTCATCCGGATCGGCCATGAGCGCCACGAGGGTCTCAGTGATATCGTGGCGAGGAGCGGCACCGTCCATCCTCCGTCTTGCCTCCATGCTGGTGAGCTCGAAGGCCACCTCGGAGCGTACAAACGGTGACTTGTCGGCGGCACCGGCAAGGCCGGAGCGAAAGCGGCACTCGTCGCCCTCGGCATGGCGCAGGATGCCAACATAGGCTTGTGCGCGAACCTCCTCATCGGCCGAGCAGCTCAGTTCAAGAAGCGACGCCAGACCAGGCGTTCCATAGCAGCCGAGAGCGACGATGGCTGGTAACTTGTGACGTGCTACGAAGCTGGGTAGCCGCAGGTAGAGGCGGATTTTGCGCGTCGCTTCGCTTGGGTCGCCGAGCTCGTTAGTCGGCGTCCGCACCTCATGCACCATTTCATAGGTCGCCGCCAATCGATGCACCTGCCACACCGGCACGACCACCGCCCCGACGAACCACACCAGCCCCAGCACCAGCAGGATGCCGGCGGACCACGCCGCCATCGGCCGCCAGGTGCGGAGGGGCGGGGCGGCGGGTCGGTCAGTGGGCGTGTTCACTGATCAGCTTCTCCTCTATTGCGGCTTCTTGGAGCCGTACAGTGTCTTCGCCTTTGCCGCCAAAGCGCGAACCTCCGGATCCTTGTCATTCAGAGCAAGGTGATCCAGAACCTGCGGCACATCACCCATGGCATTCGGCGTCTTGTCAGAATTGCTCATGGCAAACACCAGGATGGCCATGGCAGCATCCTCTATGCCGCGCTCCAATAGGCCAACGGCTTCGCGCAGTCCCGCCTTGCCGCAGTATCCGAGAAGCATACCTGCGAGTAATCGATGGTCGCGATTGTCAACCAGTGTTCCACTCGTGGCGGTCGATTTGGGGCACTCAAGAAAGCGCCGCAACTTCGTTGCTCCAACATCAGGGCCTCCCAAGCGCTCGATGTATGGGCCTGCATCCTTGGGAGTAGATACATAGCTGGACCGGAATCCAGATTGAAGGAAATCTTCGGTTATGGCCCTGACGTCCATCACTGCGTCGCCTGGAACGTGGTGCTGCTCCTGGACTTGCCCCCGACAGCCGGCGAAGCCCAAGGTGACAGCGATGGCGGCAGCGGCGAGAATCATGCGGCGCATAGGCGCGGTCCTCCTCACGCCGTCAGCTTACCCCGCCCCCGCGGCCGGTGCAAGGGCGCTGGTGGCCTACTTCCCTGCCTCCGAGCCCCGGATATGCCGGAGTGCAGCCTTCGCAGAGTATGCCGCATCGGGGTCTTTGTCCCCTAGCATCTTTTCCAGGGCCAGGATGGCGGAACCGGCATTTGGTCCGATGTCTCCCAAAGTGGTGGCCGCAGCCGCACGAACCTTTCCGGAGTCATCCTCCAATGCCATCAACAGCACCGGAACGATCTCCTGCGGAAGACTGGGACGCGGCGGCTGTTCAAAGTTCATCAGGGCCAGCCCGAAGACGGCGTTAAGGCGCACTTCGGGGCTCTTGCTTTTCAGAGATCGCTTTAGCACCGGGACTGCCTGTTCACCGCATTTCCCCAACAGGACCACTGCGCCGTGTCTTCTTGGGGCCACCCAGTCAGGCATATCGAGGTAAAGCGAAAGTCTTCTCAACGCTTGTTCCTTGCCGCCCAACTTCACAATGGCCTCCTCATTGGTGAGAGCACTGGAATCACATTCCCCCAGGACCTTACGGGTCTTCCACACCGGCACGACCACCGCGCCTACGAACCATGCCAGGCCGAGGGCCAGGAGGATGCCCGCCGTCCCCGCCGCCATCGGCCGCCAGGTGCGGGGAGGAGGGGCAGGATGGCCTGCTGGCTCGGTCACTTCGGCAACTCCGCAGCGCGTATCCCTTCAAGCGCCTTGGCGGCGAGCCTACGGACGTCCTGATCCGGGTCACTGAGAGCCGCGGTCAGGCTAGTGATGACCGGCTCGGCCTTGGCTCCCATTCTTGACAGCTCAGCTGCGGCATCCCTGCGCACCACCGTATGGTCATCATGCAGCAGCTTGCTAAGGCTGATGATGGCAGCTTCGGTCTCATAGCGGAACCGCCTGGAGGGCATTGCCGCCGCATGTCGCACCTCCCAATTGGGGTCCTCCAGCGCCTTCGGCAGCGCCGCCGCAGCCCCGCTGTCGCTTTCGGCCGTATTCTTCATGGCGAGAATCGCGATGACCCTGACATGCCAGTTGGCGTCCTGGAGCAGTTCCGCGAGCTTAGGCAGAGCGTATCCATCGCAGGAGGACCCGAGCATGACGACAGCGGATTCTCGATGCTTGGTCATCCACACAGGTAGTGCCAGATAGATGCCAAGAAGCCTTGCAGCCCGCTCGGGTCCGCCCAAGCGAGCCACTTCCCTGGGCGCGACCTCACTGACAAGAGAAACCTGGTCTGAGGAAGGCGACTCAACTTCGGCTGCGCAACGCCCGACGGCCGCGCGCACTTGGAGCAGCGGCACCACCACCGCCCCGACGAACCAGGCCAGGCCGAGGGCCAACAGTATCCCCGCCGTCCACGCCGCCATCGGGCGCCAGGTGCGGAGGGGTCTGGTGGCCGGCTCGGTCACTTCGGCGGCTCCTCGCTCGGATCTCTTTCAGCGTTTCGGCAGCGCGACGATCTGAACCTCTACCCGAGGAGATCGCAGTTGATCCTTGCCTTGAACATGCCAGAACTCAACCCAATAGCTGCCGGGGGCAAGCTCAGGGCTGAACATATAGAGCGTGTAGTCGAAGCTCAAGACGCCCCCGGGCTTAAGCTTCTGGACACAGCGCTTCACGGCCTCGGGAGGAGGCGGCGGGGTCGGCGGGGGAGTCAGGATGTGGTCCTCCGCGTCCGCGTCCTTGGTTCGATACACTTTGAGAGAGAGCACCGGAGAGCCCAGGGGGAATGTATTCACGTCCACCGACTCCTGCCCCACATTCTTGAGCAGGCCGGTAAGCTTGAGATCGTGCTGTGACGCCGCCCGTCTCACCTTGGCCTCAATGCCAGCCTGGAGGCCACCAACCGCCTTGGCCCATTGCGAAGCCCCACCGGTGGCTTGATTCGTCTGCGGTGGCAGAGGTTGGGTCGCGGGGGCCGCATCCTTGCCGCATCCCGACATCAAGAGAAGCAGGGCAGACAGGCAGGCCACGGAATATTCCCCGATGTGGGCGCTCACTCCGCACCTCCGGTTTCCTAGATTCCTGTCTTTACGCCCGCTTCTATCAGCTCGATTAACCGCGAGGCGTTCTCTCCGGAACGCAACTTTTCCCTAAGGAAGGGAAGTGCCACACGGCCGCAGATCACCACAGCATCGCCAGCTAACAACGACGCGCCACCGTCCCATCCTGCTTCCGGGGCGAAACGGAGGTCAACCAGGATCCTGGCGGCCTCCGGTGTCCCGATATCCGCCAGCCGATACAGAATGAGGTTCCTCGACTCGTAGTATGGGTTGACCCATTGCAGCCGGCCCTGGTCTTCCGGTTCAGCGTCCGATCTCTTTTGGCAGGCCCAGAAGAGCCGCTCCAGATCCTCAGGGGCATTGACCACCCCTAACCAGGTCCTCATTCGTTCGTTGACCAGACTCCAGTAGTCCTGGTACGACTTGTACTCCTGCGGGTCCAGCTCCAAAGTGACAATTGCCGCCAGGTAGTCATCGGCGCTCTGCACTGAGACACGGGCAGAGCCTTTCTTGTGCGTACTGGTGGCCACCTGCCAGTCGCGGTATCGGGTCCTCATCGGCGCCCACTGCCAGACGCCTAGCCCAACCAGCGCCGCCACCACGCCCAAGGCGATATAGAAGCCCACCAGGCTCTTGCCGTGCCTGACGGGTTCCAGCTTGCGCGTTGGCCTCGGCTCGACCGCCGGCATATCCTTGGTCGTGGCGGTGCCGTTGATAGGCTTCTCGGCGCTCATGTCCTCATTTTCCCCGCCCCCGCGCCGGGTGCAATAGCAGGGCCGGCCTACTTCCTATATTCGAGCTGACGTGACTTCTCTTTCAGGAAAACTGCGAGGGCGGCCCCCGCCGCCAGTTCGAACCGGTTACACTCGGCCCGCTGGCGTAACGCGGTTGTTAAATCTGAGGGGGGTATTAAACAGAGATTCAGAGAGTTCGAGAGCGAATTCTCGGGCATCGGGTGAAACCATGATGGTTTCGCCCGCACCCCGGGCGCTCTCTTTCGAACCAGAGATTTCGGCCTTTCCGGCGATGTCGGTAGCGCCCTCCGTAGAGAGGGATACGAAAAGGCCCCGGACTCTCGCCGCGGGGCTTTGCGTTAACGGATTCGACCGCCCTGGTCGGTAGTTTTTAAGTTGGCTCCCCATGTCGGCTCCGAACCAATGGCCTACTGGTTAACAGCGGGCACATGAATCTAATCCGGCATTGGCCGCGATCCATAGCCCTCGAGTCATCCGTCCGCCCGCAATCGCTGCCGGGAGCCGTTGACATTTCTTCGTTCCAGAGGGAGCGCATCAAATCCACTTGGGGCGCTATTGGGGCCGACTTGAGGGCCTCATAGGGCTTCCCTCGCCCAGTTCATGCTCAGTACCCGATTTTAGCACTGCCTTCGTCCTGGCAATCGTCGACCTCGTTCTGCTGCCGATGCTATCTAGACGATGAGGGGGTGGCATGATCCCAAGCGAACCACAAGATCAGCCGCGTCGTCCCACACGCATGGCACTCGCCCGCCGCTCACTTGAAATCACTCTCATACTTGATTATAAGCCCACTTGCCCGATAGGTGGTTGGTGGATAGCCGCGAGCATGCGTGGAGTCTAGATGGACCTAACCATTGGGGAGTGGCGACCAGGAGGGAGACTAACGTGGCACAAATGTTCGAGGACGAGAAGAAGTTTCCGGACAATTCATCGCGGGCGAACTTTGTATTCCTCGGGTACCCACACAAGCCACCGCTTGCCTTGGACGACTACCGATCAGTAACTCGGGAGCTTGAGCAAGAACTACCCATCCGACTCTGGTACTTCCTTGATGAAGTCACGACGCAGGAGATGATGCGCAAAGTGTGGCGAGCGATCCTACGAAGCAATCTCTGCTTCTTTGACATTTCAGGCGGCAACCCCAACGTGGCCCTTGAGTTGGGCATGGCGGTGGCGATTAACAAGCCGTGCCTGACGCTGCTAAAGACCGGCGAAGCAAATCCGCTCGGCGACGCAGATATGAGTTATGCCGAGCGAGCGGAGTATCAATCCCGCGAGACGCTCAAGACGAAGCTTCGCGAACTGTTACGGACAAAATGCGCCGCGATGAGGATTCTCAACGAGGTCTCCTATCAGATTCAGAGCGCCCAGTTCCCTTATGCCCGAGACGAAATTGAGAGGCGCCTTGCACAAGCAGTGTCTCAGGTATTCTTGGCTAAGCGCACAACTCGCGCAGCAATGGCAAAGGTGTTCGGGTCAGATGAGGCGGCCGGCACAGTCTTGAACGCTTTTCGTGAACGAGGAGTATTCAAGCTTGAAGGCCAACGAAGAGCGGCGAAATGGCTCCTCGGAGATTCATGGGTTCATCACGATCATGAGGTCGTCGGGGCGTGAGCGAGAACACCGGGGGACACCGTGGGGCGATCAGGCATTAGAATCGCTGCAGGCTTGACGAGGGCGGTCATATAGCGAGAATCCAGTTGCTTCGCACGACCAGAGGATTGAAGGACGCGTAAATGACGAGAGTAGTACTAAATGTTCAGAAGCTCCAATATGTCCGGGCATGGGAATATGTTAGCCGACTTGTCGAAGTGCGTGATCGCAAATACACCGTGGACGGGAAGGACGTCTGGGACTTTGCTGAAGTGGGCACAGGCACCACATGCGTCATGGCATCGCTGGGATCTCCAGAGGAACCCGAGTTCTGTGTTAACCCCTTAGCAGACATCTACACAGCGATAGACGCAATGCACCGTAGCGCTGTGACACTACTCTTGCGTCAGCCCTGTTGGAGGCAATCCAGGCCACCCAAAAGTTACATGTCCATCTATCCGGCATGGTTCCAAGTGACCACGAATGCCCAGCATGATAAGGACTTGCAGAGAGATTTGAGCGACCTCTTTGCGGCAGGCAATGGCTTATGTGGGCATCCTAGCTCAGACAAGCCTCTGGCGGTAACATACGGGGGATTCCTAATCCCTAAGGGGCAGGACTCCCAAGAGACCTTCTTGGTTGACATCGTCGCTGTAATTCGTTTCTTCCGGGCATTGACCAAGCTATGGCGCGATGTGCTCAGAGCGAGAGGAATGGACCCTATCGAGAATCCCGAGCAACATGAACACTTGGTTGATGTCGAGTAGCACTAAGCGCGGCCTGCGTCGTCTCCGAAAACATCCTCATTTCTCGTTGGGGCGCTATTAGGGTGGACTCGAGGGCCTCGGAGGGCTTCCTACGCCCAGTGTCCGCTCCTTCCCGGAAGACGAAACACTCATATTGGGTTGGTCTTTCGGTCCTGACAAGCGATGCCATCCCACTTGACAACGTAAGCCCAGCTAGCGCCAGCTCCTTGACTATATGTGGGGTTGTAAGCCTTTGGCTGTGTATAGTAGATTCCAGCGTCTCGCTCTATCGCGTAGAGCGCCATGCCCAAAGTGATTGGCTTGGGGCCGAACGGAGCAAGAGTCAATCCGTTAGCCCGTGATTCCCATTGCTCTCGCAGTACATGATATGTTCTGTCTGCGTCCCATGTAGCGATCATTTCAATATCCTCACGGCGAATCGCACTATCTGCACCACCTGTAGCTTCATAGAGCGTCTTCCAGCATCTTCGCGAGAAAGCTCCGTCGGGAGGAAAGGGCATGATTACCTTAGTTGAGCCAGCATCTCTATCATAGATCTCCTTCATAAGTGACGATATGCGCAACATTTCAAATCCTACACTCAAGACCAGAGTGTTCCCCTTGGGTTGCAGTTGTGGGGCAAACCCAGGCAGATGATCAGGCGTCATGGGATCCTCAGCTAGATGCCCTGAAGCATATCCACCTGGAGCGCTCTCGGTATAAGTGACCACCATACCTCGCACTGCCTGGTCTGCCAGCAGCCTCTTCAGATAGAAACAGAAGAACCGCTTAGGAAAACAGGAGATGTCAAGAACAACCACATTGCTGCGGATAGACTGTAGCAGTTCCGCCGTGGAGGCCAGCAAATCGTCTTCTGTTGCCAATAACTTGGCGTGCGAGATCTTGACATCCGGCCGAAACCTTCTGCTTTCCTGCTCCTTCGAAGCGATGCGTGGAGCTCTTGCTTGGCTGTAGTCGGGAGTTGCATCAATCGGGTCATCAACACACACCAACTGTAGTGAAACGCAATCCGATGCAGGGCCGCACAGCAACTGTGGAACGTGGCAGCAACGGTCTTCGAAAGAAAGACACCCTATAACATCATAGGGAGTTTGTCGAAGGAATACGGAGCCAATGTCTTTGAGCTGTCCCCATGGCATTCGCACTGTAACACCTCACTCGAAGAGCCGCAGCTGTCTGGCATCATCTTCCTGAAGCGGTCGGACCTGAGACGCGGGCCTCCTGGCTCCACCAAACGTGATCTTGGCATTACAGAAGATCCAGTCGTGAAGCTCGTCGACCGATACGTATCTTGGCTCTTTGATGCGCTTGTATGGAATATTGAAATACGCGCATAATAGTGGATGCAAGAAGAACTTCCGTCTACGGGCAGATTCCTGCAGTTTGGATGTGTGTGCGCGCTCCTCGAAAATGGCCCAATTTACCCCATCCTCAAGAAAGCGGAGTGCCCGAACGCCCTTCTCTGAAACGCGAAGATCAGACTCGCGAAGCGAGAACCCTGTGAACCCTGGATTGGATATTGCCAGATCGGACTTCAGGTAGTTGCAGACGGCGGGTCCGATCCGACTTAGGAATGCATACCGCATGCTTCCGCCGGTGTTCTCATTCCGGTCACGGTTGAACCACTTCTCCGATGCCATGGCTATGCCACTTGTCTGCACGAGAGGGCTGATGGGGCGCGACTCTACGGGGTGCTCTCCACGCCGGCATGCCACATCCCACATTTCCCCAAGCAGCAACAGGAGCGCACTAATGTTTCCCCCCGATAGGTACAGCGTAGGCTCCCATCCGAAATACTTCTTCTTCTGGTTTGCCATAGAGGCCAACTGGAGCAGCGCGACGTCTACACGCTCCTTCTTCCATGACCATCGCAGCCAGGGGCGCGAATCAATGTTCTTCTCAATCCTCTTGCGTGGCTCCCCGCGAGCGACACGCTGCAGAACCCACGCGCCAGCAAGCCGCAGTTCCACACCAGAACTGTCACGATCTACTAACTTAGCTAGACGTCGGCGGATCACTTCCGGAACGCCCTTGAGTGCGAGTGTATCACGACGCTTGATTACGGAGAAGTAGTGTGTCGCCTCGACGTCGCGACTCCACCCCCCCAGGATGCTGCTAACTTGATTCTGCTGCAGATTAGAGTATCCCTTAGCCTGCAGTCGCTTGTACGTGACGTCAAGAGCGAACTTCGGAAATAGCCATCTGCGCCCATCTTCGTCCCGCATCAGCAAGTCGGTCAGATTTATCAGCGAGTAGTCACGGTGTTCTTCAATTCGTGATTCCGCCCCCCAAATTCGCAATTCCCTGCCCCAATCGTGAGTGCGCGCGCCCAGTTTGTGGAATACGTACGGGTCCCGAGCCTTGATCAGAGTGTTAACAACTCGCTGTAAAGCCGTGCCATGCACAGCGTTGAGTTCGGAGAGCACTTCATACTGATCGAGAACCACAAAGAGCCTCAGCTCCTTCGATGAGATATGTGCCAGCAGCGCCCCCATCTCGCTAAGAGGGTGTTCTGGCGACTCCTTGGAAGCCCAGATGCTCCTTGGTATCTTGTCAATATCAGTGTTCAGGAACTGCCGCCAGGTATCAAGACGCCCCAAAGCAGTTCTGAGCAGCGCGCGCAAGGTCCTTGCCTGACGATAGTAGTCATACCATCGCCCCCAGCCTCTGAACAGCTTGACCAGCTTCTGCTCATTCCGAAGAAGTCTGGGGGGAATCCCCATCCAGGCACACATCGCAGCGCTATCCGCTTGCTGCAGGAACTGAATCCCTGTCAGAAATTCACGGAAGAGGAAGTGAGTCAAGAAGTCAGCGGCACACATGGCGTCCAGACTAGGATCAGCCTGTCCTGACATTGCACGCGATACAGACCTACGTCCAAACGTATGGAACGCCGTTCGGACTAGGTTAATGGAAATACCCATATACGGTGGGCAAGTCCTGAGCGCCTTAGGTGGGGATTCTGCGCCAGTGAACCACTCCGAAAGAACCTTTGTCCTTATCAAATTCAGGATCATTGACTTGCCGCAGCCTTGAGGCCCGATAAGGATAACATTGCTCGGCTTGAATGCCTGCAGTGTCTCGCCAACCAGGATCTCTTCGCTAAACATTCGCCTGTACCGCCCCGGAGTTTCGATCAATTCGCTCACCAATGGGTCGTGAAACGGATTCCCAAGTCTGTGCTCCTCCATAGAAGCGCCTGCTGGGCCAAGATTCGGCTCTTTGGCAGAGCTGTTGTTGGAGGCAGGCAAAGCACTTGTGGTCTTGTTCATCTTAGGCCTCTTGATGTTCCAGGCGACGGAACAATGGATTCCACTGTGGCGCGATCCTGTGAAGGATATGAATGGAGTTGTTTGGTGCATTGTGAGCTGTTACAAGGATGGCGCCAGCCCCTCCATGGCCAAAGGGATCTGAAGCCGCCGGACTGGACTTGTGCGCCTTCCTGCGCACTCTGTCCCACGATGACAGGATGAGAGCACGAAGGGGCGCAAAGTCCTTGTGTTCTGGCAAGACAGGTCTTGCTCGCACGGTGGCAGTCTTGGGGATAATGATAACAGGCCTGATGTCGATACCAGGCAATGCATTACGCAGTCTCACATACCCATCTTCCATTGCGATCAACGGAGAGAAGAGAACGCGCTGCTTAGAAGTGATTGTTGCCCGCACCGTTTTGAGGACATCTCTGCATTGCTGCCCACAGCCAACGAAATCTTCAAGAACGATGGCTCCTAAGTCAGTCTTGCGCGTAAATCTCGTCACCATTTCCCGAGCAACCGTGGCAACCTCGGTAAGCTGGCGCCCTCTCCGAAGACAACTCAAGGAATTCACGCGCTCAAAGGTGTTATAGTCGAAACTGTTGGTCACGTAGAACAGCCGGTATCTACAAACAAGCCGCACTGTCTTGCGTGCGTAATCAGGTGACAGCAGGTCTGATGTGGTGCATGTGCCATTCCAGACCCACGGCGATATTACACTCCTGAATACGTCGCGATATAAAGACGCGATTTGAGAGATGTCTACGAACGTCATGTGTCTAAGTACGGAGAACAGGATCTTCTTCTCTGCATCACTGGCAACATTGTTAAGCCATGCCAGGAGGCGCGAGAAGAACGGCGGGCCTTCGGATCTGAATGGCATATAGTCCTCGAAGCGAAGGTCGGCATGATACTCTAGTTCTTTGAGTTCCTCCAGGAAGGAGGGCTCGCTGGAAGGCTCAAAGCTATCACTCGTCCATCCACTGATCAGCTTCTCAAGTTCTGCTCGTGCGTTGGCCATGACGTCGTCCCTACGTGCGATTCTTGCGCGCAATGAAAACTCGCTCAACTATCCGCGCCTTGCGGTGTCCGTTCGAGTCACTCAGCGCGTTGAAGTACCTGAAGCCGCTAGGGACGGTGTGTGCAAAGATATTGCATACCCTTAGGCCGATGTTGGCATTTCCTCGAAGCATCGATGACAGGAGCTCTCCCGTCCGAAACGACCGCACGGTCCGAGGGCTTCTGGCCATCTTCCTGCGCACATCACCCGCTATGCATATGAGCACACCTCCAGGGCGGAGCATTCGTGCCAGCTCGAAGAAGATCTTAGACATATGCTCTCTATAGGCTGAGATGCTCCCTGTCTGAATGTATCGTCCTCGGATCTGTTTGTGGTCATATCCCAAGAGCCATAGTCTAAGCCAGTTGTCCTTTGCATATGTCTGCGCATTCAAATATGGTGGTGACGTCAGAATCACATCCACTTTTCCGCGGAGACGCGGGAGCAGGGAGTAGACGTCGCTGGCAGAGCCCTGAACGACGTGCCCCTTGACTGGGGGTGGCATGCCATCGGACAGTGCGCGAGCAATCTTCTTTGCTATGCAATCCCTGACATCTCGGACTGGCCTGCGAAGGCCATGACTGCGCGAGTACTTCCGTACGTATCGGGCGGACATCGAGAATGCATGCGCGCAGGGGAGCGATAGCGAATATGAAGCGTGACCGTGGAGGATGCCTAATAGGCACGCCAATGCGAAACATGCGTTGCTCCGGAGATGGGGATCGCTCGATGATGCGTCACGGACCAAGGCGTCCCGAACGGAAAGCATGCGCCCGAGAGTAACCTTGTGATAGAACACCTTGACATCTGATGGTACCGAGTCAACCGCTCGTTCCCTCTGTCTAAGCGAACGCACATAGTCAATTGCGCCCTCGGCGTTCACTGCAAGCATCTTAGCCTGCGAACAGATCACCGCCTCAGGTGCAACGTCAATACCGTACGCGCTCATGCCCAGTAACCTTGCGGCCAGCAGTGATGTCCCTTTGCCGCAAAAGGGATCTAGGATCACAGGCTTGTCTGGGGCATAATCCTTAAGAAGATCGACCGCAACCGTGAGGGGAAACGACCCGGTACGCGACATTATTGACTGCAGGGGGTGCCGTCCGAGTAGTTGCAGGTGTTCCGATCGCTTCATGCCGGCCTCGAAGTGGCGCCATTACCGCAATGAGCGAATATTAGTTCCAGCCGCAGCATTGTCAACGTGCACGAAGGGCGCGTGCTAACATGCCCGCAGGGCGTGGGGCAAACACCTCCAGAGCCGGTGGGCGGCAACCTCATGCCCCGTGTGGCCAGGCCAATGATTGGGCTTTGATCCCAAAGCATGACTGTGGCCTTGACCCCCAAAGGTCAAAGCATATCATTCTTCACCAGTTGGTCTTGCGCCGGCGATACCATACTAGCCCTTCGCGTGATCTCAAGACCGGCGCCGGGGAGGAATGGCCTTGAAGTTCTCCTGCGGCAAGTGCGAAAGACTCTTCCCAGAAGAAGCCTTGGTGGCAGATCCCCAAGGAGGCCCCGACATATGCCCGGCCTGTCTGTCACGCGTTGCTGACAGGCAGAATCCCGTTGGTCCTGCAGTCCGCAAAGGCGAAAGCGGAGCCCTCGGTACAGCTCGAACACCAAGTGTGCAGGTGCGTGTCGGCGTTACGCCTCAGTTTGTCGGACAAGGACAATCGATAGCAGTTGCTGGGTATTCGCTTGCCGATCCGCTCATCTACGTTGCCGATTGCACAATCAACTCGCACTTCGATGCCAGCTTGTTGTGTTTGAGAAGGCGCATTGATCCGCCGCAACCCGAGCCCCCTAAGTCACTCGGCTACTGGCCGCAGCTCGGCGAACTGAAGCCCTATCAAGTCGGGATATATCTTGAATGGCTTGCTGGCGGCCGAAACGATCCGAATGTGGATATCGGATATGTGTTTCTCTACTTCTATGGGCTTGAGCGGCGCAGTGTGGTTGACGGCCAGGACATTGTTGCCATTGGATACGAACTTCTCCGGCTACTGAACACGTATGGTGCTTCAAGGTCCTTCCGGGACTACGCCACTAGCCTACTTATCCACCTAGTACTGACCAATCGTCTCAGACCGACCACCAAGCTGATATCGAAGCTCCTTGACCATCAGGACAACCACATTAGCAGTCAACTACTAGCAATGCTTCTAGGCCATCTTGCGAGGGAACGGAAAGGACTTCCAACCGACTGGGCCTTGCACTTGGCTAAGCAGGATGAGCGGGCCGTAAGGAGCGTAGTAGCCGCCACCGTGCCAACAGAACTCATGAAGCTTTTCGGCAAGAAATATGAGAAGGAGTATGGAGATGGGCTGGTCCCACAGCTTAGCGGGGGCACAACCAGCGTCGAATACCGACCGGCGTCACCGACACTACTCCCAATAATGTGGACTGGCAAGAGGATACTTGCCGAGGAGTGGCCGACGATTATTGGATGGAGGCACCAGTTTTCAGGAGTTGTCGGCTGCTACAATGAGTGCATTGAAGAACTGAGATCGTATGCAAGGAAGACCAAGACCAGCGGGAAAGACTCGCCACTATCCTACGAAGCTTTGCCCGCGGCATTGCGGACTGAAACGAAGCACCCTCTGCAAGACGCATGGGATGCCCTCATTGCAGAGTTTGCCCCGGAGAAAGGCCCCATTCTGCTTCCGATATCGCGTCTTGCCCAGGCCAGAGGCATCGCAAAACGTCCGAAGCTGACGGCTAGTCAGGCTTCCTCCTTGGCAGAACTCGCCGAAGCACTGGGAAGCGCATTGGAGCCAGATCCTCGATATACGAGAAAGGCCTACACCTGGAATCAGAATGTAGCAGTACTTAGACTTCCAGATAGACCTCTAGTTCCCAATGGGCAGAACTATGCGGCGGCAACCATGGTCTTGCGATTGGCACTCGAAATAGCGTCCGCGGATGACACGGTTGATAATAATGAGCGCCAAGCGATAGCCTCCTTCCTTGCAGAACGTTTCTCTCTTTGTCGTAATGATTGCCTACGACTGGAAGCCTTGATCGCATTGAATGTTGAGGAAGAGTCGTTGCTCGCTGGGCTAAAGAAGAACCTGGCCAGCTTCGCCGCAGAGCAACGAGAAGCAGTCGCTCGTTTCCTGGTGGAAATCGCTGCCGTTTCGGGTGGTGTAGTGAGTGCAGAAATCAAGGCCCTGGAGCGAACGTTCGCCGTCTTGGGTCTGCCGCGTCCACTCGTGATGACGTATCTCCAGGAAATGGGACTGGTCGGTGGTGATACCCCAGTTCTCGCTCAGCGCGCGACATCGGATTCTGGTGGAGAGCGCATCCCGTCGAGACCACTGGTACTAGACCTGGAGAAGATTCGCCAGAAGCGCCAGGAAAGCGAGGAAGCGGCAAGGATGCTAGTTTCGGTTATGACGGCCACGGCCGTTGCAGAGGAGGAGCCGGAGGAAGTCTCGAGCCCCGCCAGAGTCAGTACTGTCGTGGAGCCCGAATCGCGAGATGGGGACACGCTCCATCAACTGGAGGCTTCCTTGCGTGCAGTCTTGTCTGAAGTAGTCGAAAGGCCAACGTGGCCCCGTGTCGAATTGGATGAGATTGTCAGGAAGCACGGGTTCATGCGCGCCGCAGCTATCGACAGGCTCAATGAGTGGTCGGACGAGCAGTTTGGTGATTTCCTGCTCCAAGACGGAGACCCTGTGGTCGTGAGCCAGGACATCGCCAGGAAGATCAGGGGGAACTCATGATCATCAAACCACGCGAGAAGACGGCCATTCTGCAGAGCCTCGCTGCTGGCGTTGTGCCGAAGATTGGTCTCCATCTGATCCAGGTCGGCAGGAAACGGGAACTTGAGGCCCTGATTGCCAATCTCATGGCCATCGAGGATGGTGGCGCAGCGTTCAGGTTTGTGGTGGGCCCTTTCGGAAGCGGGAAGACCTTCTTCCTAAACTTAGTCCGCACGGTTGCCATCGAGCGGAAGTTCGTAGTGCTGCAGGCAGACATTACTTTGGAGCGCCGGCTGCACAGTACGGGCGGACATGCCCGCGCTTTGTACACGGAGCTAATCCAGAACATGTCCACGAAGGCCAAACCAGAAGGCGGGGCGATGCCTGGCCTTGTCGAGCGCTTCATTTCCGACATTCATCGGGAAATGGGCGCGAGCTCAGATGCCGCCGCACTGGAGAAGGAGATCGGTAAGCGCCTGCAGCCGCTTCTGGATATGACTCACGGGTCGAACTTTGTTCGAGTGTTGGCGCGCTATGTTGAGGGATTTGCTTCTCGAAATGACACCCTTACCAACGCCGCTGTGCGATGGCTGCGCGCCGAGTACACGACCAAGACCGAGGCGCGAGGGGATCTCGGCGTCCGCGACATTGTTGAGGACGCACATCTATTTGACATGCTCAAGCTGTGGGCGAGCTTCATCCGCATCGTAGGATATAAGGGCCTTTTCGTGAACATCGATGAGATGGTGGTCCTGTCTGAACGACTCAACAATGCGGCTTCTCGCGACAAGAACTACGAGGTAATCCTGCAGATGCTTAACGCCTGTTTGCAGGGCAATGTCTGTGGGCTGGGGTGTTGTCTTGCAGGCACGGACTCTTTTCTGTCAGACAGGCGGCGAGGCCTCTTCAGCTACGAAGCGCTGGCAACCCGCCTCGCGGACAATCCGTTTGCGACCGCAGGGGCGGCTGACATGAAAGGCCCGGTAATCAAGCTTGATCCTCTTACTCGGGAAGATCTGTTCGTGCTCCTCGAGAGAATTGCCCGAGTTCATGCCGGCAGTGACGAGGCTAAACCCTTGGTAGATCACGATGGCATTATGAAGTGCATGACCTTTTGCGAAAAACGCCTGGGGGCACAGCACTTCTTGACCCCACGGGACACGGTCAAGCAGGTTGTCGGGCTTCTCAACGTCATGGAGCAGAATCCAGGAAGGAGTCTGGAATCATTCCTGCAGATCGATGAGCCACCGGCTGCGCCTCAGCAGCCCGCAAAGCTGGATGGTCCTCAAGACACTGACTCGTTGGCCAAGTTCAAGCTCTAGCCTATGGCTACCGCCTTCGAAAGGCTGCACCCTCACATTCAACACGTCCTATGGGACATGAAGTGGGAGACGCTACGCGATCTGCAGGCCAAGGCCATCGATGCATGGCTTGAGAGGAAGAACGATATCATTCTCATGGCCAATACCGCCTCAGGCAAGACCGAAGCTGCCTTCCTGCCTATCCTATCGACATTGGCACCTGACCAGGGCGCCGGTTCCATCAGGGCCATGTACGTCGGTCCACTCAAGGCGTTGATCAACGACCAATTCAGACGCCTGGAGGATTTGTGCAAGCGCGCCGAGATTCCGGTGCATCGCTGGCACGGCGATGTCGCTGCCGGAGATAAGAAAGCACTCCTGGAGGCTCCTTCGGGTGTGCTATTGATCACCCCTGAGTCACTGGAATCATTACTCGTGCGTCATGGCCGTGATGCTCAGCGGCTTTTTGCGCGCTTGGAAGCTGTTGTTATTGACGAGTTGCACGTGTTTCTTGACAGTGAGCGAGGACGACAGCTCTCAAGCCTATTGGCGAGGGTTGATGAGGCCAGAGGAGGCCTTCGCACGAGGCGTGTGGCCCTGTCGGCAACCATCGGAGACCTCCGCATTGCACAGGAATGGATTACTGATGGGGATCCGGCCCAATCAGTGATCATACAATCGAACGCATCTCGCGACGTGGAACTGATGCTGAAAACGTTCATCTCCGAGCCGGCTACCGCGAGCATGAAAGTCGAAGCTGGCAGCGACATGCCGTCGGAGATGGCACCCGTAGCCGATAATGAAGGTGACGGCCTGCTATCCATCGCCGAACACATCATGAATCACTTCTCAGGCAGTACAAACCTTGTCTTCTTCAACCGAAAGATGGAAATAGAAATTTGTGCCGACTTCCTGAGGCGCCTTTGCGAGAGATCACACAAGCCCAACGAATTCCTGGTGCACCATGGCTCTCTAAGCAAAGACCTTAGGCTCTACGCGGAGAGGGAGTTACAGTCGGGCCGCCCGTGCACAGCACTCTGCAGCAGCACACTGGAACTTGGCATTGACGTGGGCTACGTAGACACTGTCGGTCAAGTCGGGCCGCCACACTCGGTGAGTGCGCTGAAGCAGCGGTTGGGACGCAGTGGGCGCGTGTCGGGCCGGCCCTCCCGGCTATGGATGTACGTTTCCGTTGAACGTCAGTGCCCTTCTGCTCCACTTCCGGACCGGCTGTACCTGCCGCTCTTGCAGGGAATTGCCTTAGTCGAACTCATGCTGGATAAGTGGGTCGAACCTCCCACAGTTCATGGCTCGGACTTGAGCACCCTCATCCAGCAGATTCTGGCAACGATAGCACAGAAAGGCGGGGCCCCTGCGACCAGGCTATACGAGGCCATCAATAGGTCCTATGCGTTCAGTAAGATAGGCCAGGAGGCGTTTGCCCAGGTACTCAGAGATATCGGTGCTGCCGACCTGATCGAGCAGGTGGCTGATGGCGACCTGATTCTGGGCATCGCCGGTGAGAGGCTAACAAGCCACTATGACTTCTACGCAGCATTCGAGTCTCCGGAATCATATGAGGTGCAGCACGCAGGTCGTGCAGTTGGCAGCATTGAAGCCGTAGAAGGATCATATGAGCCCGGACAGTATCTCCTGCTCGCTGGCAAGCGCTGGCGGATTCTGGAAGTCGATGAGAAGCGCAAGGTCATAGTCGTAGAGCGAGCGCACGGCAAGGGGGCTGTCCGTTGGTCCGGAGGAGGCGGGCATGTCCATCGGCGCATTCGCGAGAAGATGCTTGAACTCCTGACATCGGAAAGCATTCCTCGCTGGCTAGAGCCCAACTCGATTGAGGTGCTGTGCTCCGCCCGGGAAGCCGCTAAGGCCTTTGCCTTGGCCAATACACGAATGGGGGTGGAAGGTGATCTTCTTCATCTCTTTACGTGGACAGGCTCTCGTGGGCAAACAGTCCTGAAGCTTGCCCTGTCTCTTGCTGGCCTTGATGGGGTGCTGGACTTTGGCGCTGGTCTCACGATCCCATCGAGAGCCACCAGTGAGGACCAAGTGCGGAGAGCACTCCGCGACTTCGTCGCCTCCGAGCCGAACGCCGATCAGATGGTGTTAGCGGCATTCAGGAATGCACTGCCAAAGTCCGGCAAGCACGGTGAGTATCTTTCAGGACCACTGCGTGCAAGCACTTACGCATCAGCCAACCTCGATGTGAAGGAGGCAATGACCGCCGCACGCGCCATCCTGGCAACGTAGTCATTCATGTCCCGACTGCGCAATCGCGTGGTCGGCATCGTCTCCGCAAGCATCCTCATTTCCTGTTGGGGCCACGGCCCGTCCACCATCGAAGACTTAGGTTCCGAGCCAGCTGGTTTGTGGCAGTGTGCGGTAACACCATATTGATCCCGAGGCTATCGACACAGCCGGACGCAAGTAGTTCGTCAACGGCCTTGGCCTCTGCACTATTCAGACATGCACATGCCTGCTATGATTTGGGTCTCTTCGTGGGCGGGAAAGGGAGACCTGATGAAGCCAGACCATCGCTTTCAAGATCTGCCGAAGGCTTTCTGGGCCAACGTCAGGGCCATCAGCCAAGTCGTCGGCTATACGGCGAGCGGCAAGTCCAAAGGCAGGATTAAGATTCCCGATCTTGCCGAGATGTGTGCGGCACTGAGCGATACGGGTCTTGAATGCACGCACATAGTGAAGAACTGCCAGCCCACACCGATTGGCAAGCTTCTCCACGACTACTTCCACTACCGCGCGGAGACGCTCAACAGCTATGTTGAGCCGCGGCTGATGGATGCAAATCGGGCGCGGGACACGTTTCAGAAGCTACGCGCCGAGTTGAACCCGGGATGTCCGTTGCCGATGAACAAGCAGAAGGGTGCCAAGAAGGCCTCCGCGTTCCTCACCGGCATCGTAAACATGCTGATAGAGACTAATGCCGCCGGCCTGCCGTGCGACTTTGAGCCGCGCAAGTTGACCACCGTCACCCGAAACGGAGAACTGCTGCGGACGTTTGCCAGATGGGTTGACGGCGCATTCCCCTCCACCGTCAATCCCGTGGCAGTCTGGGAGATCAAGGAATACTACTACACCACCACCTTTGGGTCTCGCGTTGCGGACGGGGTCTACGAATCCCTCCTGGACGGCATGGAAATCGAGGAGCTTCGGGAACATGAGGGCATCGACATCAAGCATTATCTGATCGTCGACGCCCACTACACATGGTGGGAGTGTGGCCGGTCATACCTCTGCCGCTTGATGGACATGTTGCACATGGGTTACGTTGATGAGATTCTGTTCGGGTACGAGACTGTAGAGCGGCTACCGGAAATAGTCAAGGAGTGGGTGGTCGCTGCACAAGCCAGGCAGGATCAGTAAGTCAGCAGCAACCTGTCAGCCACAACCTCGTTCTCGAGGCTTTGGCCCTCCATCTGAAACCTCTTCAACATGCAGCGGCCCGTGGTGACAAGCACTTCTTCCTCAAATAGACCCTCAGGTATCGGCAGATCGCAGAGTTTCCTCCCGGAGCCCTTGGTGCCGTCAATGCTGAGGGCCACGTAGACCCCTCGGGACTTGCAGCCTGCGATGACTTCGAACAGGTGTCTCAGATCGAAGGACTGGGCGCCGTAGAGAATCGTTTGACTATGGCTGTAGGGAGGATCGCAGTAGACCATGTCGCCGCTTTGTGCGCGGGACATTGCTTCCTGGTAGTCCATCCGCTCGAACTGCGCACCGGCAACGCGCTCATGCCACAGGTCTACCCTCTGAGCGAACTTCTCAGGTGAGATCGGTTCGTGCACACCGCATGGCGTGGAAATGTGCCCATCTGCCTGCCGAAAGCGGACAACCCCGCCATAGCAGGAACGACTTAGAAACAGCAGGTCCGCGCCGTTGGGCCTAGCGTTATAGGCAGCCTTGACCTGTTCGTAGGCCGCTTCCTTGGAGGACTTGGCCATGCCCCGCCATCTCTCGGCATACCATGCTTTGAGTTCCTCGGGGCGGTTCTTCAATGTTGCCCATATCTCCATCAATGGGGCAAAGGCGTCAGAGCCAAGACCGTTCTCTGGCCTCAATGTTGCGAGAACGGCCCCGGTTCCGAGGAAGGGTTCATAGTACTTACCGAAGTTCGCAGGAAAGAAGGACACTATCTCGTGGGCGAATCTCTGTTTGTTGCCTACCCACTTGAGCAACTGAGACTTGAAGGGCACTACCATATGCCCAGGCCTACCGAACATGGTCATCTGTGCCACTTCGGCTGAATCGGTCCGTGTGCGCACGCCCTCTCCTCTCACGCTGATCCTACTCGCGTTCCGAGCGTTGTTCAACTGGTCTTTCGCGCCCTGGCCTGGAACCGGGAGGTATGTGCGGAGGAGCGTACTACCACGCATTATCATGCTCTTCGGTCTCAAGCATAACGATGGTACGGCAGGATCGATGGCTTGAGCGGTTCACACGTACTCAAACCCCAGCTTCACCATTAGCCCATACATGTGGAAACCGAACTCCGTCCTCCCCGTGGAATAGTAGGTAGCATCGGCTGGCCGGAAACTGTCGAGATTCGGCGGATACGGGATGATCGCCGGCGAATAGGCTGGGATCACGCCCTTGGCTGGCGGTGCGATGTCCAGGATCATCGTTCCGTAGCGGAACCAGAAGTAGGTCTCGTCATACAGCGGGATTCCCGCTGGCTGGCCCGCCTGATAGGCGTAGTCGACACCATTCAACCGCACGGTGACGGTGAACTCGCCTTGTGTCTTGGTCCACCGCTTGGCGATGTAGACGGGCATCTTGGCTGCCACGATGTCAGGCGCGTAGTTGGGCAGCGGCGCAGCCGCTGCGAAGGCCCCCGCATCGCTCCACTCGATACCGTATGACAGGCTCCCAGAGAGGCTGTAGCTCTGCAGCAGAAATGATGGGCCTGAACACGCACTGGAGAGCCTGGACGTGCGTGGCGCCGCGTTCCAGCTTGACTTGGCATTGGCCCATGCAGTGCTCCAGGCCGCACCGAATCCGTAGCCGGAACGACGGTATAGCAGTCCGGAGAGGTCCATGCAGCTACCCACCGGTCGGAGCCACAGCAGATTGGCCACGGCGTCGCGAACCTCGTTGACGTGGACCGCCTTGATCTTTGTCGCAGGGGTGCCGGTATACGACTCCTCTCTCTTGCCCACCAGCACCGGATCGGTCCAGTCGCTCTGGCCGATGAACCGTGACAAGAACCCTTCTTTGCCCAGGCCAACCTGCCACGCCAGTCCAGTGTCAGGATCGTAGTAGTAACTGAGCAGTGTCTCGACGGCCTGGCGCAGCGCACGCATGTTCTCGACAAGGATCTTCTCGTCCTTGGCCACGAGGGCGAGCGGCGAGATGGCCAGTCCATAGGTGGGGTTGGCTGCAAGGATTCGCTCGTTCACCGCCTCGACAAGCTGGTTCCAGCCACATAGCCGCTCAGCGTCGGCGTAGATCACCGTCTCCTGGGCGACGGCAGGCCAGCCGGTGAAGCCCATGGTCGCGCCTACTGGTAGACGATCTCGGACGTTTCCCCGCCGCCGCCCCCACCGCCGGCCGGGAATCGCACGAGCGCCCACCCCTCGCCGGGGCTGTTCTCGGCCCACAGTATGGCCGCGGTGCCGTCCTTGGAGCTACGCAGGCTCTCCGGGCCGTCGCCCACGTCGGCGAACTTGTCCACGTCCTCCCCTTCCTCGGGCTCGGCAATGATGAGCCTTACCGGGGTGATGCCTACAGCCAGCGCCCGGGCAAGCTTCCCGCCCTTCACCGGTTCCATGAGGACTACGAAGCGTCCCTTGTGGACGTCGGCTGCCGGCGTCACGCCGATCAGTGCCGGCCGGTTCTTGAACTCGTCGAGGTTGTCGGAGGGGCCGAAGATCGGACCATCGACGCCCAGGATCTCGAAGCGCTCCCGGTCTGCCCCGCTGTCGTTCCGGACCAACACCACACCGCCAGGCAGCGGAGCGGCCTTCGCGGTCGACGTCTGGTCTCTCTGCCGACGCTTGAAGTCCACCGCGGCGTCGATGAAGGCGTTATAGGCCCCGGCCGGGATGCGCAGGCTCTCGCCCGGAGCGACCTTGCGGAGCGCATCCCCGGCCACGGCTCAGGCCCCAATGCCCAAGAGCGAGAAGTCCCCGTCCTCGTAGACCTTCTCGACGTAGACGGCGACCGGCTTCTTGATGAGGGTCTTGGCCAGCGCGTCCTCGGCATCGGCGTACCGGACCCACATGTACTCCCAGCCCTTCTTCGAGATCCCACCGATGCCGCCCACGGTGATGCCGGCGCGGTTGGGGCTCGAGGCGAACTTGAAGCTGATCTCCCACTTCTCGGTGCCGCGCTTCGAGCCAGAGGCGCCCAGGAACAGGCACTCCCCGGGCTGGAAGCCGCGGAAGGCGGCCTGGTTCACCCGGCCGGTCAGCATGAAGAGAATGCCCTTGTACGGGTTCGTGACCACGCTGTCGGCCAGGTAGTGGGTCTCGGAGAAGCTGTAGACAGGCAGGGTGATGTCCACACCCTCGACCGCGTCGGCCGTGACGCCGATGGCCCCCTTGAAGTCCGGAGCGTTGACGCCGTACCGGTTCACCGTGGCCAGGCTCTGGGTGATGTGCTGGTTGCCGCCGCCGGTATCGAAGCTGAAGACCGGCTCGTCTCCGGGGCTGCCGGCCTCAGGGCTCTCGTAGCGGACTGCGACCGTCCAAGTGTGCAGGTTGATGCGTGCGGTGATCTCGATGGATTTCCGGGGCAGGCCGGCGTAGGTCGTGGGCGTCCCCACCGTGGCCACGGCCTTGACCTCATCCTCGTCGGCCGCGTCCCGGACCACGAAGGAAATCTCGGCCGAGGACTTCTCGGCCATGGTCTCGGTGCGTCCCGAGAAGAGTTCCTCGATCACCGCGGGCATCAGTCGAACTCCTGCCCGTTATCGGCCATGCGGTCGACGATCTTCTTGGTGTTCTTGGCGGTCTCTTCGGCCGCCTTGGCAGTGCGTTCCTCCACCAGGCTGGGGCCCACGGCCAAGCCCCTAGCTGCTTCGGCGCTGAACGTGCCCACGACCTCGATCTTCGAGATCCGTTCCACGGCCGGCAGAATCTCGTCCTGGAACTTCTCGCGCGGCGGGATGGTCGGCGCCTCAGGCGGTGGCTCGGGCTTCTTCTGCTCTGCGGCCAGGCGCTTGGCCTTGGCCTCTGCCAGTGCCGCCGCCCACTCGTCCTTGGCCGCTTTCAGGGCGGCCTCCGAGTCGGCCAGATCCTTGTCGTGGCTCTCCTTCCGGGCCTTGTCCTTGGCGTCGGCCTCGTCGAGGATGGAGTTGATGACCTCTTTGCGCTCGACCTCGATGGCGGCCAGCTCCTTGTCCCGTTCTGCGCGGGTTGCCTCGCTCCGCACCTCGGCCGACTTGTTCATCTCTGCGGTCCGGCGGTCGATATTGCGGCTGACGGCTTCCACGTCGATGCTGGAGTCGAGGGTGCCCAGCACCTTGGCCCACTGTTTAGCCATCCATCCCTGTACCCGGTTCCAGATCCTGAGCACCGCCGTGGAGAACCGGGTCCAGAGGTTCAGCAGGAAGTTGATGGTGCCGGTCCAGATCTTCCGCAGTCCGTACCAGGCCTCGGCCACCACGATGGTGAGGCCGTCGAAAATGTCGCTCGAAGTCTGCAGGAACCAGTACTTGAACGCGTACCAGTAACCCTTGAGCCAGTTGATGCCGGCCTGCCAAACCACCTTCATGGACAGCCACATGATCCTGGCCGCCAGGGCGATATCCCCGGCCGCCAGCGCGTCTTTGATGCCCTGGAGCGAGTCCAGGGCGAAGCTCTTGAGATCGTCGAACCGCGCGCCCAGCCACTCGAGCGCCTTGCCGCCAGCGCCCGTCGCCCACACGATATAGGCGGCCAGGCCAGCCAGGGCGGTCACGACCATCCCTACTGGCGTCAGAATGAAGCCCAGCGCGGTGGAGATCACCGACGCCATGACCCCGAATGCGGTGCCCACCGCCGAGACCACGGGCCCCAACGCGGTCAGCCCCACGCCCACGCCGAGGACCACCGCCCCAATCTTGAGGATCGAGACCACGAGGCCTCGGTTTTCGGCGAGCCAGTCCCGGAAGGCCATGATCAGCCGGGTGACCTTGTCGGCCATCTCGGTCATGATGGGCGCGAGCGCCGAGCCTACCGTCACGACCAGGCTCCGCAGTGTTGCCATGACACGGTTGAAGGCGTCGTTGAGCGCAGCTGCCGCCTTGGCATCCTGCGTCGACATGACCACGCCCAGGCGCCTGGCCTCGGCCCTGGCCTCCCCCAGGCCGTCGATCATGGGCAGGAGCATGGTGCCGGACTTGCCGAAGATCTCCATGGCGGCCGCCGCCTTGAGCGTGGGATCGGAGATATCGTTGAGCCGTTTGGCGATGGCCAGGAACTGGTCCTCGGGCTTCAAGATCTGCAGCTGCTCTGCGTCGAAACCGAGCGTGGCCAACGCCTCGGCGGCCGTCTTCGAGCCATCGGCGGCGTTGACGATCACTCGCTGCATACGCTTGGCAGCGGCCTCTACGTCGGCCAAGTCCGCGCCGGCCATGTCCGCGGCGTAGCCCAGCTCCGAGAGCGTCTCCACGCTGAACCCGGTGCGTTTGGCCATCTTGTCGAGCTTATCGCCCATATCAGAGAAGCCCTTGGCGCTGGCCAGCAAGGGCGTCACGATACCGGCGCCCACGGCCATCATCCGCAGGCCGGTGGCTTCCAGGCCGGCGCCGAAGGCTTTCAGCCGCCGTGAGGCAGCCTGCAGCCCCTTCACAAGCCCCAGGTCGTTGGCGTAGAGCTCGATGAAGGCCGCGCCGGCCCGGATGCCGCCTGCCGATGCCATGGGTTACTTCCCCGGGTCTGCCAGAGCCCACCAGCCGGCCGGGAGCACCACCACCGCCGGCACTTCCCGGCCGTCCTTGTCAGCTACCCAGACCTTGGCCTTGACCGGCTCCCGGAGTCTGACCGGCTCCCCCTCGGGAACCACGATGACTCTGGCCCCACAGCCAAGACAGGCAATGAAGAGCAATGCGACTATTGCGAGGCTACGCATGTATCCCGATCCTCCAATCCGGCATGCGGTTCCCGTTGCGCCACTTCGCCCAATTGCAGTTGGAACACAGGACCTGATATCCCGCCGGATACCCATTGCGCCTGAGCAAATAGTAGATGTTCTTGCGGCCCAACTCCTTTCGGTGCTTGTTCCCATCGCCGTTGACGTGATCTACTGCCAGCACTACGGGATCTGATTCGCCGCAACAGATGCACTTGCCGCCATAGGCGCTAACCACTTCGTTTCTCAGCTGTTGTCTCTTAGCGCGCGCGAGCGCTCGCCTTCTAGCCACTTTCTCGGGGGCCAGCCTTATCCGCTGGTAGCGATCACGGTAATACACGCGAATGCAATCCACACACCATCCTCTGCGCCCAGTCCTGCATGGGAGCCGGCGTCTGATGAATGCCTCATCAGGGCACTCGCGTCCGCAGTGGCTGCAGACTGCGCTCATTTCGTGCTCTTGGCTTCCCGAACCCGCTTGATCAGACGCTCGCGCAGATCGTCACGGCGAGCACCATCCTCGACGCTGTCGGCCAGCCCTTCCCTGATCGCATAGGCGAGCACCTCCACAAGCACCGGGGCGCACTCGGCGAGCATCGCACCGAGGAAGCGCCCCAGCACGACCGCCAGGCCGCTCACTTGACCCCCACGTCCTCGGACGTGACGCGATTGTCACGCGCGGCGATCAACCCGATCCCGGCCGCCACCGCGGCGCACACCGCCGTCCAGTCCGGGTTGGTGTTCGGGTCGCCGTCGACCAGCAGCTTCACCGCGCCGGCCACCGCCGTCAGGATCGCGCAGATCCCCATCACCGTAGTCTTCCAGCTCTTCACGTTCGGCCTCCTTCCTCAGCTATGTTCCATCCACGAAGACCACCTTCAGGATGGACAGGTTCTTGGTCTTGGGCGCCGACCTCGCTCGCTGCAGGTACGGGTGGAAGCTCTCAGCGCCGTAGGGCCCGTGCTTCTTGGGGTCCCGGTTCACATTTGCGATCATTGCCATGATGGATGCCGTATGGTTCCAGGCCTCGCGGCTCTTGCCCTCGGCCATCCAGGCGAGTTCCCGCAGCGTGAATGGCCCTGGCTCTACTCCGATGATGCCGGCGAGCCGCCAGATGAGCTGCCACGTTCGGCCAGCGCCGCCTCGAACTGGGCATCCAGCTCCGGGCTGATCAGCCGCTGCTCGGCCCTGGTCAGGATCATGGCCTGGAAGGTGTCGAACTTGTCCATCAGCTTCCGGAGCACCTTCCGGCGGCCCTGGGGGAAAAAATCGACGAGTTCCCCCGAGAGAGCTGCAATCGCGCCGTCGAGCGCATCGCCGCCCATAGCCCGGCCGAAGTCCTCGTCCGAGACCTTCTGGGCGTCGGCCTCGGGCTTGACCACGGCGTAGAGCACGTCGCAGAGGAAGACCGGATCTCCAGAGAGCCGGTCGATCAGCTTCCCCTCCAGCACCTCGAGGAGGTCCACGGCCAGGAGCGAGCGCACGCGCTTGAGCGCATCCACGTTCACCTGGATGGACCAGGTCCGGCCGGCGTTGTCCTTGAAGGTTCGCATGGCCATCCTCCTCTCAGGTGACCTTCATCCACTCGGGAGCGTGCTCGGCGTAGGTCGGCTTGATGGTCACCGACACCGACATGGCTTCCTCGAGTGGCTCCTTGCGGCTGAAGCTGATCACCGACATGGTCGCGCGCAGGCCCTGGCTGCCCGACGTCGCTATGGGACCATCCATGACCGCCATCTCCACCGGCGTGTCGCCGAACCAGGCGTTCTGCAGCGCGGTGAAGCCGGCGTCCTCGGTGTCCCAGACCATCTCGAACTCGATGGAGCCCTCTTTGAGCGTCCCCACCGTCGCCTTCCAGCCGGCGTTGCCGCGCGTGGTGAGATCGGCCTCACCCTTCTCGAGGGTCAGGGTCACGTCCTTGACGTTCTTCAGCTCCTTCCAGTCCGGCGTCGCGTAGCTGCCGGCGTTGTAGTAGAGCTTGCCTTCCATGCCCAGTCGGTTCATGCGTTGTCCTCCTACCCTCGGACCGAGTTAGCCCACATCTTCGAGATCTGCGGCCGGCCGATCTGCAGGGCCGGGCCCATGAACGGCCGCCGCGGGTACCTCCGCGGCTTGGTGCTCTGCGCCGGACGATGGGCCGGCGGCAGCTTCGCCGCCTCTTCCTTTGCCCGGGCGACCTGCCTGGCGGTCTTGAGCCGGACCACCACCGGCTTGCCGCCGTCAACCGAGATCGGGCCATGGCCGCCGACCTCGAACTTCCAGTTGGTCTTCCGCGCCTTGCGTTTCTTGGCCGGCTCCGTGCCGCCGAACTCGTGGGTCCGGCCAATCTTCCCCACCGCGGTCACCGTCGGCCCGATCACCACGCCCTGCCGGGCCTTCTCCACCCCGAACAGGATCGCATCCTTGAGCCGACCCTTCCGGCTGTGCGGCTGGTGCCCGGGCGCCGATGGCTCGGCCGAGACCTTGATGCTCCGCCGGGCGATCCCCCGTAGATAGGCGCCGGCCTTGCCCAGGCTCTTAATCGAGCCCTTGCGGGTGGCCCGCACCACCTTGCGGCGGTCCATCCGGGAGCGCACCTTCACGCGAACCACGGTCAGAATCCCTGCGGCATCGCGCCGCGTGGATAGCGCAGGTAGTGAGCCTCGAGCCAGGCGCTGCCTGCTGGCTGGCCGGAACCGTTCTTTACGAAGGCCACGAGCCGGCCACCGCCCGGGATGATCACGCGCTTGGTGACGTAGCAGTCCAGGAGGTCGAGATCCGAGCCCGAGCGCTCCTTGGTCATAGCCAGGTCCACCCAGGCCTTGTCGACGCCGACGATGGGCTCCATCTGTAGCACCGCGTAGCACGGCGCGCTGTTGGGCACGTAGACCGACACCGCGGTGAGCAGCCAGTTCTCGTCGGCCGGCACAGTGCTGCCATGGAAGGTGACACTGCCGCCGGCGGGCACATGGCCCTCGACCTCCTCCAGGAAGAGCGGCGGCATCCGGCCGATATCAAGGTTCCACATGGCGTTACTCCATGATCCGAAAGGTGAAGGTGAGCACCGACGTGAACTGCCGCAGCTCGGCCATGTGCTCCTGACTGTAGATGGGCACGTTCTCGGTCTTGACCCAGACCACAAGCGGCTCGTGCGCCAGACGCTTGAGCTTGAAGACCGCCGCGATCTCCTCCACGAGCTGCATGAGCGGATCGACCTCGGCAGGATCAGTCGTGGCGAGCTTCTTCTGCACCGCCACGTCGACCTTGGCCTCCCGCGGCGTGCTTCCCCGCGAGCCCAGTTCCTGCTCGAGTCCTTTGGGCACCACCGTCACATGCAGCGTCTTCATGTCAGCCAGCTCGAAGATCGGCTGGTAAGCGCGCACCGCCGTGACCGGCATGGAGAGCGTCGCCGAGTTCAACTCGGCGGCCACGGCATCAGCGATCTGCGGAAGAATTGCCGGCACGGGTGGAGTCCTTCTTGCTAGTCGAGAGCGCCGCAGTAGTCTTCTCCAGGGCAGCCAACAGCGTCTCCCGGACCCACTTGTGGTCGCGTTCGATGGCCTCAGACATGCGCTTCTCGCGCAGCCAGTCCCGCCAGAGCACGTACCCGACCACCAGGCCGGCCAGGCCCCACTGCGCCCACATGGCGCCGTCGCCGCCGACCGGCACGGAGATGGCCAAGAGCGCGCCCATCCCCGTCTTCATGGCGATGTCCACCATCATGGCGCCTCCTCCGCCGCGACCTGCTTGGTATGAATCCGGAAGGTGTGCCGGTACAGATCCGAATACCGCCACTCTGGCTCCCTTCCTGGCGCCATGACCTCGTAGACGTAGATCGTGGTCCCCTGGCGCTCCCGCACCTGGTCGCCGCGCTTGGGAGTCGTTTCCGCCCCCGCGAGCACCAGTTCGCGGGCCAGGACCAGGTAGTCCCTGGTCTCTGTCCGCTCGGCCACGCCGTAGTCGTTGAGGATTTCGAAGACCGTCTTGCCAATCGTGGCCCGGACTTCGATGGCCTCCCCGGCGCGAACGTAGTGGACGGCCCGCGAAGCATGCTTTACGCGCTCGCGTTCCAGCCACTCCAATCCGCGCCGGAGGAGATCCATCGCCGGCTCCTACTGGCTGAGCCTGGCCCGGACGGCTTCGTCGGCGTCGGCCGCCGCCTTCACCGACTTCCCGAGGTACTTGTTGGCCCCGGCCTCGTCGTCGGTCTTGGCGACCTTGTCGGCCTCGTCCCAGTAGAGCTTGGCCCCGGCCGCAATGGCACTGCCCGCACCGGTTGCCTTGGGGAAGTCGAAGACCCCGGCCACCGCCAGCGCCGCGAGTTCGCCGGCCTTGTGGTTGCGCTTCGTCACCCCCACCAGGTCGCCCACCACCACCACCGACCCGGCCGCCACATCCGCGACCGGCACGTAGTCGATGGCATTGCCCTCATGCACGTACTCGGTGATCATCGCTCAGTTCCTTTCTGCTCAAGCCTCGCCCTTGACCTTCACCGCTCCGCGCGGATCCTGCTCCTGGACCCCCACATCCAGATATCCGCGGAAGCCCATGCCGAGCATGTTGGCCGGGGCATCGACCCTTTCGATGACCGGCTCGCGGCGGCCGTTGAGGAAGACCACCTCGAAGGCCGGCAGCACCGCGGGGTTGGCGAAGAGGTACCACGCCTTGGAGCTCGCCCCGGAGAAGAAGGTGTCCGAGAGGTGCGGCGCCGAGACCACCCGGTACTTGTTGCGGTGGGGGTTGTCGGTCGGGATCTTGGTCTTCACCCCCATCGAGTCCATCATCAGCTGCGCCGCGCCGATCAGGACGTCCGCCTCGGTCTCGAGTTCGACCGGCACCACCAGGATCTCCGGCCGAACGTTGATGGGCTTCTTGTCCCGCTCCTTCGTCCCGGGTCCGGCCTTCTGCTTCCGGAAGAGCGTCCGCGCCTTGGTCAGGCTGTCCGGCCCGAAGGCGCTGTCCGCGCCGTCCAGGAAGTTGCCGTTGGGCGTGCCGAAGAAGCCGCCGGGATTGGCGAGCAAGAGCGAGAAGAAGAGCTCGTCGATCAGCTCCGCGCCGCTCCGGCCCATCTGGCTGGGGATCTCGAGGAACGCCCCGAGATCGTCGTTGATGACGTCCTTCCTGGTGAGCATCAGCATCTGGCCGTAGGTGTCGGCCTTGTTGCGGAAGCCCTGCTCACCGAGCCGGCCGTGCTTCAACTCCCCGTCCGGAGCGACCTTCTCGAAGCCCCCGGTGCCCAAGAGGCGATACCGGGTCACCTCCTTGAAGTCGCTGACCGAACCGACCTGGGCCAGCTCCAGGGCGGCAATCGGAGTCGCCTCGTAGCTGGCCAGCATCACCCGGTTCATCACCGACTCGAGGATCCCCGGCAGGCTCACCGTCGAGAACCCCGCGGTAATGGTCTCGGCCCCGTCGCCGAACACCCGGGGCACCGACATCCCCTCCATCCGGGCGCACTCGGCCACCAGTTCCCGCAGCCCGATGTGCCGCATCGGGTGCGCCGCGTCCAGCGCCCGCTCCCCGAAGACGCCGAGCAGCTTCTTGGCGTCAAGCCCCGCCGACAGGCACACCGCCGCCTCCAGCACCTTGGCCGACGGCACCGACGCCCCCGTGACCACCGCCGGCGCCTTCGGCCGGCTCGCCCGGAGCACCTCCAGCTCCGTCTTGACCACGTCCCACCCCTCGGCGATGGCCCTGGCCGCGACCTCCGCGTGGTCCTGGCCGCAGAGCTTCCGGATCGACTCGATCCGCTTGAGCTCCCCGGAGTACTCGGCCCGGAGCCCGGCGATGGCATCGGCGCCGTCCGGCGCGCCAGCGGCGCCACCCTCGGACGGGTCGGCCACCGCCACGGCAGCG